CAAGACTTCGCTAGACGTAGAGACTTACAACAACAGCAAGCGCAAGATGTAGCAATGCGATCTGGTGCTTTTGGTGGCTCAAGAGGAACTATATACGAGCAAGAAGCATTAAGACCTTTACAAGAACAAGAGGCTAGAACAGTTGCCGACATAAGAGACAGAGGATACGGGCAGGCGCTGGGCGCAATGGAGTCTGACTTAGCAAGACAACAACAAATGGCTATGCTTGCACCAGAATTAGAACTTAGAGGTAGACAGCAACAAGCTGGCTTATTAGGTGGTTTATTAGGCGGGCAACAGCAAGCACTAGGATTACTTGGTGGTTACGGTGGTTTGGCTAGAGGACTAGAGCAACAAGGCAGAGACTTTGACTTCAGCGAGTTTATGAGACAACAACAATACCCAGCATATCAGTTAGGATTACTTGGCCAAGGTTTAGGCATGATGCCAAAGCTTATGGGTAGTACTGGTACAGAATCTTTCAGAGGCGCAAGCTTAGAAGAACTTGGCAACTTTTTGTATGGTGCTGGAGGCTCAGGAGCGTTTGGAGGAGACTAAGACATGGCAATATTAAATTTACCTACATTTACAGAACAAAAAGTAAAAACTCCAGAAGAAAAATTATTGGAAAGTTTGCAACAAATGCAAATAAGGCCTCAAGCAGAAGTTCCTAGGTTTACTAGATACGGCAACAGAATGGCAGAGCGTGGTGGCTTTGATGTATTACCGCAAGAGCAATTACGAGGAATGACTCAACAGCAAGTAGATGAATACGAAGCAGAAAGAAGAAAGGCTAGAGGCGCTGGTATATCTGAAACATTAATGAGAGTGGGACAAGCTTTTGCAGGCCAAGATGCGGATGCTGGTATTGTACGAAGACAGCAAGCGAGGCAACAAGCAGAAATGCAATCTGAGCTAAACGCAACAATAGATCAAATGAATATTCCAGAGTCGCAAAGAATTTTATTTAAACTATTACCACCAGACCAGCAGCTTGAGGCATTATATCCAAGCGCAAAACAAGTCTCATCAGTTTCTGAGAGATCAAGAGATAGACTTATGGAACTTAATAATAATCCTAATAGAAATCCAGAACAAGAATATGAAATGAATTTGTTAAAAACAGAAGTTTATGGAAAAAAACAAGTCATACCATTTTTTGACAGTAATGGTAATCCTCTTCCTCAAATTATTACTAATTGGGATCTAAATGATAACCCCGAATTGCTTAACAATTTAGTTCAAAAAGGATTTGCTACAGTTGGAACTAATCCATCTGTGGCATTTAATGCACCAATAACTGCTAATGATGAAATACCGCAAAAATGGCAAGATACAAAAAACACATTAGATTTAATTAATAAACTTTCTGTAGTTCTTGACGAAGGCAGAGATTCACCAACTGTTGCTGGAGCAATAGCTGATCTTGTAAATACAGGTATTTATCAAGTTAAAGCAGCTAATAAATTACTTAGTTTTCAAGAAAATTATCCTAAAGAATATTCTGAAAAAGTTAACTACATTCAAAACAAACATGGAAGCGTTTTAAATAAAATATCTGCTGATAGAGGTATAGCAACATCTACAGTAATGAGACTAGCTTATGCACTAGCAAAACAACAAGATCCCGGTGGAAGATTATCGGATAAAGATATTGATGCTGCTATAGAAGTAATTGGAGGCTCTGGTGCCAATGTTGAGAAAAGATTAAGTGTTTTAGGTTCATTATACAATTCTTTAACTGGTGAATATGAAACATATTTAGAAACACAAGGAAGAAAGTATCCGGGCAATAAAAGCATACAAGGTACTATAAATAGATTTACAGATTTACCTACATTTAGTTATTCCTCTGCTCCAATTTCAGTTGGAAAGTATAAAATTGAACCTGTTGATTAATAATTATGCCAAGCTATATAGTAACTGATCCAGAAACAGGGACAAAATTAAAACTTACTGGTGATACACCTCCAACCGAAAAAGACATAGATGATGCTTTTAAAAGTTATTATGAAAGCAATCCAGATCCTAAAGTTCCTGAAGAGATTGTTGATAAACAGCCAAGTTTTAAAGACGTTGCATTAGCTTCCGTGGGGATTCAAAACATACAAAAAGATGACCAAGGTCAGAATGTTATTAATCTTGGTTACAACCCTATTACATCTGGGCCGTTAGAGCAGTCTGTAATGAAAGCTGGAAGTGGTATTTTAAGAGGCGTTGGCTCATTACCTTTTGATTTATATGCAAAGACAGGATTACCTGGTGCAGAAGGTTCTGCTGACATAGCAGACACGATAAGAAAAACAATACCAACGGTTAAGGGTGGTTTACCAGGTACAGATACTGGTGGAGCTGTAATTCAGTATGGCGCACCTGGAATGGCTGCATTTAAAGCAGCGCAATTTGCTAATGCTCCTAAAGCAGTAAATTACGCATCTGGTTTATTGGGATCGGCAGCTTCAGATGTTGCTGTTTCAATTCCAGGTGAGACAACTTCATTAGGAAACCTTATAGGAGGCCCTACAGCAATCCAACCAACTGATGATCCAGCAACACAAAGATTAAAAATAGGTAGTGAAGTTTTGGGCATTGGCCCATTTACTGATGCTTTATTGTTTGCGCCAAGATTTATAAAAAACATATTGCCAACCCAGTCTAATATTCAAAAAAGTATACCAAAAATGGTACAAGAACCTGGAGTTATATTTGGCGATCCACAAGCAGCAGCCAAGCAACTGGAAGAGGTAGTCAACAGAATTGAGGTACCTGGTTATAACCCCACTACTGGTACTGCTAGTGGAGACATTACAGGTATTGCAACAGAAAGAGGCTTAGCTACAAGACCAGAAATGGTTCAAAGAATGTTGAAAAATGTAGGTGCTATAGGTGATGAAACAAAAAATATAAGCTCATCTACTGGTAACATTGCTGATACTGCTTCAGCAGTAAAAGAAGTAAGGCAGACAAATTTAAGAACAGCAGATTCTAATGTTTTTAAAGCTGAACAAAATTATGAAGTTGCAAAGAGTGAACTTGATTCACAAATTGCAAAATACAATAACTCAACAAGGTCTAGCCAAGAGTCTGCATCTAGGACTTTAGACAATCAATTACAAAACGAACTGCTTGTTTTAAATAAACAGAAAAAAGACTTATATGATGCTATTGATCCAAATGGTACTTTAGAGGTTGATCTTTCACTTCTAAAAAAAGCAGCAGATTTTATAAGAAAGCCAAAAGCACCATTAAAAACAGCAGAAGCAGATGCTGTGCAAACGTTTGGTGGAGGAATATTTAAAGCTATAGACAATGCCATAGAGGCACAGGCAAAAGGTAATAGAAGCTCATACAAAGAATTAATAGATTTAAGAGCAAATGTTAATGATGCTATTAACCAAGCATATAAAAACGACTCAGCAGTAGCAGCAAAAAGTTTAGAAAAAATTAGAGGAACAATTGATAAATATACAGAGAACTTAGCAAGTTTTAATCAAGGACAAAAAATAGTTCCAGAAGGATTTACAGCTATACCATCTGATGCGGCTGAAGCAGCAGTTAGGGCTAATGATTTTTATAAAAATATTTATGCACCTAAATTTAAAGATGGTCTTGGTGGTAAGTGGGCAGATGATACTGTTAGTAATAAAAATCTACAAACACAAACAGCACAAAAGTTTTTGTTAGGCCCAACAGAGGGTGCTGAACAACTTAGAGGCATTATAAACAATGCACAAAACCCCGAAGTAATGGAAGCTCAAGTTAGAGAATTTATGATTGGTGAATTGGCACAAAGAGCATTTAAGGGTAAGGGTGAAGTTGCACCTACGCAAATATATGAGTTCATGAAAAGATATGACTCAATATTAGATCAGTTTCCATCTTTAAAATCAGAAATTGCTGGTCTTAGAACCACTCTTAAAGGACAGGCTGATAAAACAACTGGTCTTGCTAAGGCTGTAAAAAAAGCAAACAATAATTTAAAACAAACAGAGTCTGATGCAAGTAAATCTGCTTTCAAGTATTTCACAGACCGTCAACCAGAAGACGCTGTAAGTAAAATACTATCAAGTGAAAATCCCACAGTAGAGTTAGCAAAACTAAAAAATATTATTAGTAAAAACCCAAAAGCGCAACTTGGTCTTAAAGCTGGTTTAAGAGATGAAATTTATAACAGGGTTATAAATACTAAAGGAATGACATCTTCTGGCGATGAAATCAATGTTGCATCTTTAGCAAAGCTAAACAAGTTATTAACTCAACCAAAAATGCAAAAGGTTTTAAAGGGTATATTTAATAAAACTGAAATGGATGCTTTAAATAGAGTAAGGCAAAGAGTTACAGAGCTAGATAGAATTAACATACAAACAACTACTGGTAGTAGTACTAATCCACTGCAACAAGATACAGCAAGAATTAAAACAATTCTTGCATCTTATTACGGTATTGTAACGGGTAGAGGCGCTTTTAATATAGCTAGTTACGTTGGTGATGTCATAAGGGGTGATAAGGCAAAAGCAGCTTCTGAGAAAGTTCTTATAAAGTTGATGCTTGATCCTGAGTTAGCTTTACTAATGCTTAAAGCTGATACAAGGCAAAATCAAATAGCTGCAAGAACTTATATAGCTAATAATTACCCAGAAATTTTAGAGGGTGAAGATTCTGAATAATAATAGTCATCATTACAAGAGCAACGGAGAGAATAGGTATACAAACCCAATAACCGCATGACACGCCAATCAGAAAGAGTTGGCCGATCTGGAGAATACTTAGTAGCCTCGGTGCTTTCTACCCTTTCTGATACTGTTACTGTTATGCCACATGGTTCTAAAGCCGACATCATCTTTGAGGTTGGCCAAACTCTTTACAAGTGCCAAGTCAAAACACAAAAGCAAATAGAGAAAGCTAGAAAGAGCTGGAGGTTTGATCTTAGATGTGGATCTCATTCTAAAAATAGGTTTTATAATAAAGGTGATATAGATGTCTATGCTTTGGTTGCGTTAAATTGCCAGAAGGTAATGTTTTTCTTTCCAGATGGTAGGAAGCAAGTATCTGTTGAAGACAAAGATATCCAAGCGATTGACTCGCTAAAAAATGTAGAAAGCCTATTTAAAGAGCTTCAATGTCAACAGACACCATAGGATCTTTGTAATGTGTTACAGAGTTTATACCTAAAGATATTAGATACTCAGCCACTTCATGTGGTTGTTTCTGTTCATTCTTACAAAAATCCTTAAATTTTCTAGCAAGATGTTTGTTTACATATATTGGTTTTCTTCCGTTTCTTTCTTTAAGAATTGGATCATCAAACTCATATAAGTTCATAGTTACCTCGTTAATCAAGAGAAACTTCTACTGAATATTTACCGATGTCATTACCCTTATCGTCTACACCATGTACCATTTGTAATTCAAGATCTATAAAGTGTTTAGCTTTTAGTAAGTCAGTCACTCTATCGCTCTTCTCGCCTTTACTTCTGGTTATGTATTTAAGACAACTACCAAGGTTATATGACAAATTGTTAGCGTATATATAATCTATCGGCTGTATTCTGGATTGCTTATAATGCGTTCCAGCTACTTGGTTGTTAGTAGCAAGCCTATCTATTGCTTGATCCCAATCCTTTTCATCGCCTGTGTTCATATGTGCATATACAGTTTTATTCATAAAATTTCTCCACTTTTTTATTTAAATACTACTTGTAAATTAGTAATATTGGTATATTATAAACAAAAATATTAATAAAAGGGAAATTTATGGAAATATTAGAAAAGAATTTTGACATATCAAACACCATAGAAGTTGGCGAACTAGCAAAGCGTTGGGGAGTCAGCAAGAAAACAATTGATAATAGAAGGTATAGAGGTCAAGGCCCTAGCTATTTTAAAATTGGTGGTAAGATTAAATACGATCTTGATGATGTTAAAAGAATGGAAAACGATTCTTATATTTCTGTAAATGGCACACGCTAAGTTAAGTCCGTCATCTGCAAAGATATGGATGGCATGTCCAGGTATGCCACAATTACTTGCAAGTATGGATGTAGAATACAAGGTGGGAATCCCCGCTGCTACTGGTACATTAATTCACGAAATGGTAGAGACACTACTTAAAGGTAGATTAAATAATCTAACCATAGAAGAATACTATCTAGGTACTACACACCATGTAGAAGACTTTGACATCACAGTAGATCAAGAGATGATTGACTGTGCTAATGATTATGTGGAATACATAGACAAAAGAGTACAAGAGTTAGACATTAAAAGACCTTTGATTGAAGAGAAGGTAAACATGCCAGAGATACATACAGATCTTTGGGGTACAGCAGATGCTATTCTTATTGGTAAAGACACCATAGAAATAATAGATTTAAAAACAGGTAAGTGGGCGGTTGAAGCAGACAACCCACAGATGCGTATCTATGCGTTAGGTGCATTAACCAGATACGGTGATGACTGCACAGTTCAAATGACTATCGTACAACCAAGGGGTTGGCACAAAGATGGTCCTATCAGATCATATTCCATATCAGCTATTAACCTAGTTGATTGGGCCTATGAAACTTTAAAGCCAGCAGCTGATGCTTGCTATGAAGAAATACCCACATATAACTATAGTAAAGACGGATGCCGTTGGTGTAATGCTAAAGATGTATGTGATACATATAAACAAAACCAAAAGGGAGACTAAAATGGTAGAAGAAAATACAAATCCAACCTTCAGCTTTGAAGATGGTGGTACAGAGTATAGCTTTGATGATCTAAATGATGAGCAAAAGCTATCCTATAATAAATTGGCAGTTGTTGAAAAACAAAAGAATGATTTTGTTGCCAACGCTAATTTTGAAGTAGAGAAGTTAGACATACTAAGAGCAGAATACTCTAAGAGATTAAAAGAATCGCTAGAGAGCGAACCTGTTATTGAGGTGGCTGAGTGAGTCTAGCTAATATAAGACAGAAGGCAAAACTAAAACCACCAATCATGGTTATTTATGGACCTGGTGGTATTGGTAAGACAACCTTTGGCGCAACTATGAATAAACCAATCATAGTACAAGCTGAAGATGGTATCGGTAAGATAGAGTGTCCGCATTTTCCTGTGG